TCTCGTGCTTGAAGGCGGTCAGGATCAAGACCGGCTCGGCTCGGTGCTTGTCGAGCAGACCGCGCAGCGCGTCGAGCTTTGCCGTGTGGACTGGCAGCACGTTGCGGTCTTCATCATAGACCGCGCCGGATGTGAGCTGGAGCAGCTTGTTGACCAGCACGCCGGCGGATGGTGCCGTGATCTCGCCATCGGCAATCTCGGCGAGCATCTCCTTTTCGAGCGTCTTGTATTGCTTGCGAGCGGCAGGCGGTAGGGTCGCCGGGATGTCTATGATCGAGGATGACGGCAGGTCGGACGGATCGCCGACCATCACCAGCGCGAGGTCGGCTAGGCGGCGGTCGATCTGTTCCTTCGCGCCGGTCACTAGCTTGTAATTGTAACCCATGTAGTCGGCAGCATAAAACCAATCGTCCTTGTAGCCAGAGTATTTCACTCCAAGCCGCTTGCCATCGTCGAGCATGCGCACCTGCATCCATAGGTCGAGGTAGTTGTTCGGGATCGGCGTGCCGGTCAGCCCCCAGCGGCGGGTGATGGCGCCGAGGTGCTTGTGGAGGGCTTTGAAGCGTTTGGACTGCGGGTTCTTTGCTAGGGACAGCTCGTCGATGACCAATGTATCGACTGGGCAGACGAACGTCTTTTTCTTGGGGAACATCAGCGGCAGGCGGTTGGGCAGCAGCTCGCTGTTGATCAGGTAGATGTCCGCGCTGCCGTCGAGCCATGCTTGCAGCCCCTCGGCGGTTCGTAGGTTGACCACCCGCATCCAGCTCGTATGCGCCCACCGAGCGACCTGCGCAGGCCAGGTGATCGAGCAGACGCGCAGCGGTGCGACGATCAGTGCGCCGCGTAGCTGCCCGCAGGTGGCGAGCACGTCCAAAGCGGTCAACGTCACGACCGTCTTGCCCTTGCCGGGCGACACGAAAAGTGCAGCCCGGTCGTTAGCGAGTAGATGCTCCACCATGGGGATTTGGTAATTGAAAGGCTCGAAGGTTTCGGTCATAAGGGGGTTTGTTGCGACGTTTTGCGAGCGATCCGTGCTTTTGCGATTTCCAGATACTCTGCATCGCGCTCGATGCCGATGAACTGGAATCCTTCCAGCACCGCAGCCTTGCCGGTGGAGCCGCTTCCCATAAACGGGTCAAGCACGATACCCTCGGGAGGTGTAACGAGCCGACACAGGTAACGCATGAGGGCAGTAGGCTTGACGGTGGGGTGGTGGTTGCGGCGTGGGCCGGATTCGGCGGACGGCGGACGCTCCCCATTCGCCACCCTGTAGTCTTGATCGGTCCACTTGTTGCCGTTCGCCCGATGGATCTCCTCCATCCCCTCGCATCCCTCATCCCGATCCTTCTTGCTTGCCTTGGCACAGTAAAAGAAACGGGCGGCGGAGCCTCCGTTGTCGTCATGGCCGCGCACGCCACCGCTGCCGCCAAAGTTCGTGTTGACGCCTGACCGTTCGCCACGTTCAGCAGACTTCGCCGCCGCCGTCACCGGAAACAGCCCCAGCACCTCATCGCTGCCATCGTGGATTAGGTTGGCTGGCCAGCGGCCTTGCAACGGCGTCTCAACATCTTGCCCGCCGCTGCCAGTGTTAAAAATTTTGGCGTTTCTGCGAGTAGGGAATGTGGGGCTTGGCTCTGTCCCCACCCTGCACCCATCCACATTGATCGCCCCCGTCCCATGCTCCAGCACGTTCGCCGCTACCGTCTTTTCACCGAGAGGCTTGCGCGCCACGGTAATTGGCTCCAGCGCAGGTTTTAGCGCGGTTCCCCAGCCTTGCCACTGTTTCGCAGCTTCGGTGGCGGGGGCGGTGCTCATGTATTCACCCCCGACAAAGTCGCCAGCCATGCTGTTGCGGACGCTGCCGCTTTTGCCAGCTACGCCCACTACCTCCCGCTCCGCACCCGCCGCCTTATCAATCGCCTTGCTCACATCTAGCGACTTCGGAAACCCGCTGCCATACACCCAGGCGATCATGTCGCGTATCTCAAATCCAGCATCCTCAATCCTCACCGCCATCCGATGCTGTGTGCGGGTGCCGGCAAAGGCCAGCAGGTAGCCGCCGGGTTTCAACACTCGCAAACACTCAGCCCACACCTCCACACTCGGCACATCATAATCCCACTTCTTTCCCATGAAGCTCAGGCCATACGGAGGATCAGTCACAATCGAATCGACCGAGTTGTCGGCCATGGTCTTTAAAACTTCTAGGCAGTCGCCGTGGTGTAGTTGGTAGTTCATATTGGTAATGTCAAACATCGAAGCCGGGTATGATCTTGAGCATCAAGGCAGCCACGATCTGCATCGCCTCAACGTCCCACGCGTGGTTATTGTTCCGCGTGCGCGTCCAGCGATACTCGACCTGTTTTGTCTTTGAGTTCGTCACCTCCTTCTTAACCTCGGAATCAATCTGCTTGAGGAAGTTCGGCGATACGTCGTCTGGGATGTCCCATGATCCGGCGATGCCGGTGCGGTGCGCATGCAGAATGTCTTTGATTCGGTCGCTCGCCCAGTGCGAATACCGGGCTTTCCCGCCGCCGCTGGCAGTCGCGTCTTGAAATCGAGTGAACGGCCGGTGGATCACGTCGCCGTTCTGTTTCTTGTAGGCGAAACTTTTCTGCCCGCTCCCGTGAAGGGCCGTCCAGTTCATCCGCGCACATGCCGAATAGACCTGATCGGTGTCATAGCCAGCATCGACAAAGACCATCTGCGGTTTGATGCCGTAGCGAAGGGCAAGATCATGCACGCCGTCGAATGTCTCGATCCGCCCATACCACAACAACATCGACTCACCGCTCGCCCGCCATGCCCGCACGCCCGCCCAAAAGTGATCCCGCTGCTTGTCCACGGTCAGGAAACGGTGCGCCTCCTCCTCGATCTTCTGCCCGGCGGTAAACTCGCTGACAAGGTAGCCATTGCCGACCAGTGCCGTGCGGTTGTCGGTGAGGTCTTCCTCCCACGTCTCGGCGAGCCGCTTCTGGATGAACTGCCGCAGCGGATCCACGTTGCCGACGCGCATTGCGGCTTTGGCCTCCAGCCAGAGCAGGACGATTTCCCAGAGCGGCTTCCTCCAGTTGGCCAGCACGTTGTAATGAAAGCCGACATGGCCGGGCATGCCGACCGCGGTCGCGACGTATTGCCCACCCTCGGCCAGTGCTCGGCGCGGTTGCGGCGAGTCCGCGCACGTCCAGTCGCATTCCGCGTTGTCGCATTTCAGCCGGGCGAGCTGCGCCCGTGCCAGCGGCTCGAGCGTGTCATCCTCATAGCCCACGACGTTGCACCATTTCCACGGTTGCACGGTGCCGCAGTCGGGGCAGGAGAAGCTGAACTCGCGCTGGTCGGAATGCCCCCACGCTTTGTCGAGGTCGTCGCCCTTCACGCCGGCTTGTGACAGGATAAAGAATTGCCGGTTCCACCGATCATGCAGACGGCCTCGCGCTTCGTTCAACATGCCAGGGCGATACTGCCACGCCTCATCGCAAAAAACTCGACGCATCGACTTGCTTTGCAGTCCTGACAAATTCGCGCCTGTTAGAAACAAACTCATGTGCGGGAAAAGAATCTGCATCTTCCGCTTTTTGTGTCGATCTTCCGGCAGCAGGGCAGCCGTTTCCGGCGTGTTGCGGATCGCGTAATCCATCCGCGTCTCTGCCCAGTCCTTCAAATCATCATCGGTCTGACCGACCAGCAGCGTCGGGCCGGGGTCTTCGGCGATGATGTATTGCAGCGCCGCCTCCATGAATGTCGTCTTGCCCGTGCCGATCGGCGCCAGAATTACAACCTCTTTCGCGTCGGCGTTTGCCACCACGTCGAGCGGCTCGACCTGCCACGGCGCGTTCGATGTCGAGTATTTCGGAGTCAGTCCGTCTTGAATTGCTACGCGGTCGGTCGCCCACTCGCTAGGTGGTAGCCGGGCAGGCGGTCGGCATGCGCGTTGAAAGACGCTCAGTAGTTGGTCAATCGCTCGCATCGTTATGCTGAGAATGGAAGAGGTCGCCCTCGATTTCGCGCCGGATGCGTTCCACGGCGTTTGCGTAGTGCGTTGGATCGCGCTCGACCCCGATGAATCGCCGCCCCGTTCGGATGCAGGCGATGCCGGTGGTTCCGCTTCCCATATACGGATCGAAGACGGTCGCCCCGATTGGCACCTTCAGAGCGTCCATCGTCCACGCCATCGCCATCACTGGCTTTTGCGTGGGGTGGTCGTTACCGTCTCGGCGCGGGATCGTCTTCATGCGTGCCGCGAAATTTCGGGATGTCCAGCAGAGTTCCGCATCGGCCAGGCTAAAGCCAGTTTCGGCTTGTGGCTTGCGCCAGATCAGCCACCCCCCGCTTGCGGGCAGACAGTCCGCGAAGTAGTTCCCGCCCCACACCGCAACTAGCGCGGCGAGCTTTGGCAGTTTCCGCAGAGTCTCATCCGCAGGGCGTTGTTTGTCCCATTCGCTTTCCGGCCATGCGTCATTGTCCCTGATCGAGCTGTGCGCCTTCGCTTTGTCGGCTTCAATTCCATACGGCGGGTCAGTCACCACTGCATCGCAAGGGATGGCTGGCAGCGTCTCCCAGTCCGCGAGATACAGCGTCACCCTTCCACAAGAAGAAGCATAACAAGACGCTGCATGGAACGCCGAGGAGCGTCCTTCTTGAAGCGGAGATTTAGGGTCGGCGTGCATCAGGTTAAGTGTCCTCCCATATTTTTTCGGTCGATTCGGAAAGCATTGCCATGATCTCATCGACCTTCCCGCGTATGATCCGTTGCATCGCCGGTGGGTCGCAGCCCTCAAGCTGTGGTGGTAAGTCGGCTTCCATCCGCAGGATCGCAGCCTTCACCGCCGCCGCGATGCGGATCAGTGCCTCGTCAACCATCG